AAGTGGGTTATCCTTGACCACCTATCTATCTTGGTATCAGGTCAGGAAGACAACGGTGATGAACGTAAGTCAATTGATATTCTAATGACTAAGCTGCGTTCTCTGGTTGAAGAAACAAACATAGGCTTGCTGCTTGTGAGCCACCTACGTCGGCCAAGCGGTGATCGTGGGCATGAGGATGGCCGTGAGGTATCCTTGTCCCACCTGCGTGGGTCTGCCAGCATTGCACACCTATCTGATGCAGTCATAGCACTGGAGCGTAACCAACAGGCAGACGATGAGCAAGCAGCCAACACCACCACCATACGTATCTTGAAGAACAGGTATACTGGTGACACTGGTGTCGCTTGCTACTTGCATTACGATAAAGATACTGGTAGGATGACCCAGATTGATAACCCTTTTACGGAGGATGAGTAATGGCTTGGTTAGATAAAGAAAAAGAAAAAAAATGGAGCAGAGAATATAGGAAAAGCCGATACCATAATGATCCTGAGTTTAAAGAAAAAGAAAAAGCTAGGAGAAGAAAGTATACCGCCAATCATCCTGAGCAAACGAAAGAACATTGGCAGAAATGGAAAGAAAAAACTGATATCTTAGGTTCTGATGCTTTCTTTACAGCCCGGTTAAGCACTATAAGAGGCAGAGCAAAAGGAAAAGGTCATGATTTTAATATAACTAAAAAATATCTTAAAGATATATTTCCAAAAGATAAGAAGTGTCCAGCACTAGGAATAGAATTTCAATTAGGAAGTGAAGGTGGTAGGGAGACTTCACCTAGTGTTGATCGTATTGATAATTCAAAAGGTTATATAAAAGGTAACATAGTTTGGGTATCTTCTTTAGCTAATATGATTATGACATCTGCTACACCTCAACAAGTTTTAGATGTGGCTTATTTTTTTAAACAGCAAGTGGAAAATCAAGAATGAATCAACATGAGAAACAACAACAGAACGAAATGGAGAAGAAGAATGACTACAATGGGTAAACGTAAACCTTTTGACAGAGCTTTGTATGAAGTAGCTGACACTGATGCTAAGAAAGCTACCCTGAAGTATATTAAAGATATGAACTATACTACTATTGATACTACAGAGAGGAAAGACTTTGATATTGTTTGCAAAGCTACAGAAAGTATTCACCACCTCTATGAAGTAGAGGTTAAGTATTCTTGGAAGGGTGAGTGGAACCCTAGTTGGAAAGAAGTACGTATCCCTTACCGCAAGAACCGCTTGCTACTTAAGTGGAAAAAGGAATATCCTGATGCACTCTTTACATTTATAGTATGGCGTAGCGATTGCAAACAGGCGTGGCATATTGACGCAAATATTTTACTTGACTGCGAAGTAGAAGAAGTATCTAATAGAAACATCAGAGAGGGTGAGAAGTTCTTTCATATACCTGTGGAGGATGCTTGTCTCATTAAGGTATAATGACAACAGCTATAGTTGATATTGAAACAGATAGTTTAAATGCAACAAAGATACATTGTATCGTAGCAAGAAGTTATAAAACTAATAAGGTTAAGGCGTGGGTAGGGCAGGAGTGTTCGGAGTTTGCTAGTTGGTCGCAGCAGATTGATACCTTTGTAATGCACAATGGTATTAGCTTCGACGCTCCTGTCCTGAATCGTTTACTTGGATGTAACATAAAGCTTAGTCAGATACGTGACACTCTCATTGAGTCACAGCTTTATAATCCAATACGTGATGGTGGTCACTCTCTTGAAGCTTGGGGTAAAACCCTTGGCTTTGAGAAGGGTGACTTCCATGACTTCGCACACTACTCACCTGAAATGTTAGAGTATTGTAAGCGTGACACAGAAGTAACACGCCTTGTAGCACAGAAGTTAGAGGTAGAAGGTAAACCGTTCAAGCCTAAAGCTTACGAGCTAGAGTGTAAAGTCAGGGCTATCATAGATAAGCAGCAGAAGAATGGCTTTGCTTTTAAAATAAAAGAAGCTATGATCTTACAGGCTCAGTTACAAGATGAACTGTCTACACTGGAGCGTAAGGCAGAAGAAGACTTTGAACCAACTGAAGTAGTACTAAAGACTAAGACTAAATACATACCCTTCAATATAGCAAGTCGTAAGCAGATAGCTGATAGACTACAAGCTAAAGGGTGGGAGCCTACTCAAATGACTGAGAAAGGTAATGTAATTATTAATGAAGCAGTCTTGTCTAAGATTAAATTACCTGAAGCTAAGATGTTCAATAGATATTTTCTATTGCAGAAACGCACTGGTCTACTAAAGTCTTGGATCATGGCATGTCAAGAAGATAACCGTGTACGTGGTAGTGTGATGACGCTTCGTACTATAACTGGAAGGATGGCACATGCAGTTCCTAATATGGCACAAGTTCCCGCTGTCTATAGCCCTTACGGCAAAGAGTGCAGAGGACTATGGACAGTTGATGATACATCTAAGTATCGTTTGGTAGGTGTGGACGCCAGCGGTCTTGAGCTAAGATGCTTGGCACACTACATGAATGACCCTGAGTATACCAATATTGTATTGACGGGTGATGTACATACAGCTAACCAAGAAAGAGCAGGTCTTAAGACACGGGATCAAGCCAAGACATTTATCTATGCTTTCCTCTATGGTGCTGGTGCAGCAAAGATTGGTAAGGTAGTAGGTGGTACAGCCAAGCATGGACAACAGTTGATAACTAGGTTCTTGAATAACATGCCAGCCCTTAAGCATCTTAGGATGTTGGTCAGTAAAGAAGCTGCTGGTGATACAATAAAAGCTTTAGATGGTAGGCTGCTACACATTAGATCAGAACATGCAGCACTTAACACTTTACTTCAGGGTGCTGGTGCTATAGTATGCAAGCAGTGGCTTGTTCACATCATGGAACGAGTCATTAAAGCTAAGTTAGATGCGAGGTTAGTTGCTTCGATACATGATGAGTATCAGTTTGAAGTAGCTATCCCTGACATAGAAAGATTTTGTAGGCTAACAAAGGAGGCAATGACACAGACAACAAAGACACTGAAGATGAAGTGTGAATTAGACTGTGATTATAAAGTTGGAAAAACATGGGCTGATACACATTAAGTAGTTGACACTCCAAATCAGGTAGTGTATACTGATGGAGTTATAGTAGTAGACAAACACAATATCAACAGCCACAATAGTGTGGCACTAAACACAAGGAAAATTAATATGCCTCCAATTCAACCTCTATATTTAACTGGTAAATGCTATTGGGCCTCTGTCGTAGAGCCTAACAGCACGTTTGAACCTGCTTGGCAGGTTGATCTCTGCCTTGATGCAGATACCAAAGCTTTAGTAGAAGGTGCAGGTCTAAATGTACGTAACAAAGAAGATGAACGTGGTGAGTTTGTCACGTTGAAACGTAAGGTGCAGGGCAAGAACGGTCCACGTTCAGCACCTACGGTAGTGGATTCCCAAAACAATCCTTGGGATAAGAAACTTATTGGGAATGGCAGTGTGGTTACAGTAAAGGCACTTCCCTTTGAGTGGAACTATGCAGGTAAGGCAGGTGTGTCTGCTGATCTTGCAGCAGTTCAAGTTGTTGAGTTGGTTGAGTATGCTATGGATAAAGACTTTGATGTTGTGGAGGGTGGCTATATTAATAATGCTGCCTCTGAGATGTCAGATGATATCCCGTTCGGCAACTAGGTGAGGGTGGGGTGCTGCATTTTTTTGCAAAATGGTTCGTGTAGCACCCCAATCCTATTATGAAAAATATTAATACAATAGTAGAAGATATCTATGAGTTATTTAATCTCACACCTATAGAACGTGATGAGAAAGAAGTAGATGATCTCATAGATAACTTTGGTGAGATGCTTAAGGTTCACATCAAAGAATTTATGTACAGTAAACCAAGGGACAGTGGAAATCTTAGACTGTCTGCAATAGGAAAGCCTGATAGGCAACTATGGTATGATGTTAATACAGAAACAACAGAAGAAAAACTACCACCAAGTACACGTATTAAATTTCTATATGGATATATTCTTGAAGAACTTCTACTACTCTGTGCATCCATAGCAGGTCACACAGTAGAAGCGCAACAGAAAGAAGTTACAGTAGAAGGAGTACTGGGTCATCAGGATGCAATTATTGATGGGGTTTTGGTTGATTGTAAGTCTGCTTCTGGATTCAGCTTTAAAAAGTTTGAGTCTAATACAATAGCTGACGACGATCCCTTTGGATACATGGCACAGATATCTGCCTATGCTCAAGCCAATGGTATATCTGAAGCAGCCTTTCTTGTTATAGATAAATCTACTGGTAAGATTTGTTTAACACCAGTACACTCTATGGAGATGGTCAATGCTAGTAGCAGGATTAAACACCTTAAAGAAGTGGTTAAAGGAAGTAGTATACCTTCTAGGTGCTATGCTGCTGTTCCTGATGGGAAGTCTGGCAACCTTAAGCTTGCTGTTGGTTGTGTTTATTGTAGACACAAAGGTGTGTGTTGGTCTGATGCTAATCAAGGTAAAGGAATACGTACTTTTAAGTATTCAAATGGTACAAGAGAATTGGTTGAAGTTGTTAAGACGCCTGACGTTGAAGAAGTAACTACCTAAATGCACTGGAAGTATCCTAGTAAGCCTAACCCTAACAAACACTTTGGGTTTGTCTATCTTATTACAAATAAGAAAACAGGTAAGGCTTACGTAGGATGCAAGCAGTATTGGCATCCAGTAAAAAGAAAGAAGGGTAGTGCTAAAGCTACCAAGAGAGAGTCTAACTGGCTTATTTATATGGGTTCTTCTAAGTTACTACTAGAAGATATTAAGAAGTTAGGCAAGAGAAGTTTTAAGTTTGAAATTATAGCTGAGTTTAAAAATAAAAGAAGCCTGAAATATTACGAGCTATACTACCAGATGAAATATAATGTCTTATCATCTACCTTAGAAGGTACAGATGAGCCAGCATACTATAATAATTATGTGGGTGGTAAGTTCTATAGGCCAGTACAAGAGTTTGAGGATGAACCAACAAAATATAAATAATATACTAGAGTTACAAGAGGAAAGTAAAAAAGATTCAAACAATATTTTATTCTTATCTGTTATATACCAAGCTCTATTGGATGCAACTAAGTCTAAAAGTATTACTGAGTCAAGTAGTATTACATCTCTAAGAAGAGAAGCTACCAATTGGTTCTTCGCTTCTATAGGTGTGACTAGTGAAAACTTTGAATTTATATGTGACTATGCCGAGCTTAATCCTAATAAGGTTAGAGAGTTTGCATCTTATGTTATTAACTCAGACAATAAAAAAGAAGTAAGACATAAACTAAATCTTTTACTAAGGAGAAAAGAACTTGAATAAACATTTGAATGATGTTAACATGACATACAAAGAACATTTCTTGTTTTCTTTCAGTATGTTAGGAGAAGGTATAGCAGTTGGGCTGGCGTTGATAATCCACGCTGTGTCTCCATGTCTGTTTACAAATACCTTTTCAAATTGGATTGAGTCTTGTAATAGAAAGCTTAGAAAATCTAAAAGGAAGTAGGCGTGAAGTGGATGGCTGAAGAAAGAGATCACTACATCTTAAGAAGAATGAAAGAAGATAGAGAGCAAGTGGAAAAAATACTAGACCATCAAAACAAAGCATTGAATACACAAGTTGGAGGTAATCATTATAAGGATTGTAAAATACAACCTGTAGAGTATATCTATTCTAACGGGCTTGACTTTCTTGAAGGTAATGTAGTTAAGTATATTACCAGACACAGAACAAAGGGTGATGGTGAAGCTGACATACGTAAAGTAATTCACTACGCACAGATGATACTACAAATGGAATACAATAAAGGAGACTAACTACATGCCTCAAATGACCCACCTTGGCATCAACATCAACCCCGCACAAGATCATTTGTTTGATGAGCTTGGTATTGCTAGGCTCAAAGAATCTTACATGATGGATAATGAGTTGTCTCCGCAAGAGAGATTTGCTTTTGTATCTAAAACATTTTCTACTGATAACGATCACGCCCAAAGACTTTATGACTATGCTTCTAAGCACTGGCTGTCTTACTCTACTCCTATACTATCTTATGGTAGGTCCAAGCGTGGACTGCCTATCTCGTGTTACCTTAACTACATTGATGACACCGCTGAAGGATTAGTAAACAATCTATCAGAGACTAACTGGCTGTCCATGTATGGTGGTGGTGTAGGTATTGGCTTTGGTATTCGTTCTGCTGATGACAAGTCTACGGGTATGATGCCTCATCTAAAGATGTATGATGCCTCTAGCCTAGCCTACCGTCAGGGACGTACACGTAGGGGAAGCTATGCTGCCTACCTAAACATTGATCACCCTGATATACTATTGTTCTTGGAGATGCGTAAGCCTACTGGTGATCAAAACTTTAGATGCTTGAACCTCCATCATGGTATTAATATTAGCAATAAGTTTATGCAGCTTATTGAAGATTCTATGACTGATCCTAATATAGATGATAGCTGGCATCTACGTGATCCACATACAAAAGAAATTAAAGATACTGTATCAGCAAGAGATATGTGGCAGCGTATCTTAGAGATGCGTATGCAAACAGGCGAGCCATACATACACTTCATTGATACATCCAATGAGAAGATGCCAGTATGGTTGAAGCAGCTTGGCTTGGAGATCAACCAGTCTAACTTATGCTCAGAGATTATACTACCTACTAATAAAGATCGCACTGCTGTATGCTGCTTGTCTTCTCTTAACCTAGAATACTTTGATGAGTGGTCTAAGGATAAGGGCTTTCTTAAAGATATCTTAGAGATGTTGGATAATACTCTGAGTAAGTTTATTGAAGATGCTCCTGATAGTATTAGCCGTGCTAAATATTCAGCAATGCGTGAGCGTAGTGTAGGTGTAGGTGCCTTGGGTTTTCATGCTTACCTACAGAAGAAGGGTATGCCATTTGAATCTGCCGTGGCTAAGTCTGCTAACATGAAAATGTTTAGACACATTAGATCAGGTCTTGACTCAGCCAACCTTGAGCTTGGACGTGAGAGAGGTGAGGCTCCTGATGCCCAAGGCACTGGACTAAGGTGTAGTCATGTCATGGCTATTGCACCTAATGCTTCTTCCTCTATTATTATGGGCAATACCTCTCCATCTATTGAACCTTGGAGAGCTAACGCCTACAGACAGGATACCTTGAGTGGTTCTTTCTTAAATAAAAACAAGTTCTTAGATAAGCTTATTAAAGACAAGTGTGAAAAGAATACTAACTTAAACTATGATCGTATCTGGTCATCAATCATTGCTAATGATGGTTCAGTGCAGCACCTACGCTGCTTGGACGACCAAGAGAAAGAGATATACAAGACTTCTATGGAGATTGATCAGCGGTGGGTGATTGAACATGCTGCTGATAGGCAGGAATACATTGATCAGTCTCAGTCACTCAATGTTTTCTTCAGGCCAGATGCAAACATCACCTACCTACATGCTGTACACTTCATGGCATGGAAGAAGGGAGTCAAGACTATGTACTACTGCCGTTCTGAAAAGATTGGTAAGGCTGATAAGGTATCACGTAAGATTGAACGGGAGATTATACAGGAGATTGATATGGAAGCACTTGCTTCTGGTGAGGAGTGCTTGGCTTGTGAAGGTTAGCATGATATATAAGTGGTACTGTTATCTAAGATCAAAAGGATACGGAATTTTTACTAGCATATCCTGTGCTATGTGGAACAGCCGCTATGCTTTTGAACATGAAGACGACATACCAAGGCAGTGGAAAGACAACAGAGGAAAGAGGCCATACTATGACCAGTAAACTAAAGCTTCAAGATAGACGTGACTACTTCAAACCGTTCCACTACCCGTGGGCCTATGACCTGTGGTTGAAACATGAGCAGTCTCACTGGCTGCACACTGAAGTACCCATGATGGAAGACATTAAAGACTGGAAGAATACCCTCTCTACTGAAGAGAAGTATTTCTTAACTAATATCTTT